TTTGGCGTCTTCGGCTGCGGCTTTGGTGGCCATGGCAGCTGCGGCTGCGAGGCCGGTGAGGGCTGCGGCTGCTGGGAGTGCGGCTTTGCGGAGCGCGAATTGGGCTTTTTCGCCGGTGGTTTCAAGCTGTTTGAATTCGCTGATGGCGCGGTTGATGCCTTTGCCGTCGAATTCGCTAATGATGGGAATTGTGATGGCCATTAGCGGAGCCTCTCGTTGACGGTGCGGGTCAGGTCGTCGACGAGTTCGTTGATTTGTCGGTCGACGTCGTTTTCGCGTCTATTGTACGCGGACCACATTACGCGGCTGGCTCCGCCAAATCCTTTGCCTTCGAGGCGTCGTGCGAAGGTGTTGTCGCGGCGTCGGCCTGCCATGTCGAACACTGAACCGCCAGCGGATTTCATTTGGATTCGCATGACCGCTGTTTGGCCGCGGCGTGTGTCCACCTTTGAGGTGATTGAGCGTTGCACCGCGCGGCGGTCCCATGGTGCGAGGCGGCCTTTTTGCCATGATCGGGCGAGGCCTGAGAGTGGTAGTTCGGGGACTAGGCCTTTGGCTGTGTCGATGACGGGTTTAAGGATGTCTTTGTAGCGGCGGTCGAATGCTTTGCGGAGGTCGGGTTCGACTTTGCGGAGCTCGCGAAGGGTGTTTTGGATGCCGGTGATAGTGATGCTGGTGTTGGCTGTCATCGTCGGCCTCGTTTGTTACGTTTCTCCGCCAATAGTAGGACGGTGGCGAGGTCGCTGCTGTCGAATTCGATGTGGGGCGGCCACCATCCGACCGCTAGCAGCAGCTCCGCTAGTTGGCGTCGGACGCTGCCGCTTCCGTAGGGTTTGCAGCTTCAAGGCCCTCGACTTCGATCTCGATGACGGATTCGCACCACACTTCGTAGGTGCGGTTTTCTTTGGCGGCTTTGGTGAGCCGATGCCATGCGAGGTAGAGCAGGTCATTGAGACCCATGCCGGTCTGAAGCTGCTGGACTACTTTGCCGCTTTTGCGTTCCCACGCGGCGTAATCCGCGAGCGTGATCGCGGCTTTTTCGGTGATGGCTTGGCCTGAGGGTTGCCGGTAGTCGACCTTGATGGTTAGCTGCACTGCTGCTGCTCCTTGGTGTGCTGTGGATTAAGGGTTCGTCGTGTCGATGGTGAGAGCGCCACCCTGCAGAGTGATCTGGACACGGCTCAGCTCACCAACCGCCGCATTTACGACATCCAGAGACTCTAGATACGTCTCGGCCAGTTCAAACTTCGGGTTTGTGGCCGAGTCAACGCCGCTGGTCGGCTTGACGCTGACGAAACACTGGGTTCCGACGAGCGGCTGGAGCAGCGCATACGTCTCGCTTGAAGCGTAGGACATGAGGAATGTCAGGACGCACTGGTGGTTCTGGAGGCCTGCGACGTAGCGGCGGCCGTTGACACCAAAAGCCGTGGACTCGAGTGCCTCGACGTTCTGCGTGAGGACGACCGATTCGCACTGGTCGGTGATGTCGGTGCCGGGCGTAGCTGCGCCGATGCTGACGACAGGGTTGGCGAGGTAGGTGACTGTGGCCATGGTTAGTCCTTCCGTTTCTTGGTGTTAGTTCTAGCAGGCTTTGGCGGTTTTGTGTCGTCATGCGTGTCAGGTTCGATGATGCCGTTGGCGACGAGGTAGGCGATGTTGAGGCCGTCGCCTTCGATGAAATCGCCGGGTTTGTGGTTGGCGAATTCGCGGTGGACGATGTATTTCATGGGGCGACTTTGGTGTCGATGGTGAGGTCGTAGGCGGCGTATTCGGCGCCGGCGATGTTGACGACGGTGGGGCGGCCTTCGGTGAGGCCGATTTTGGCGGCGCGGATTTTGTCGGCGAGCTCGAGCAGTTTGGAGAGGGCTTTGCGGTCGCCGGGGCCGATGGTGATGATTTTGATGCTGAATTGCATGTGGGCGATGGTGTTGGTGGGCACGAGGAAGCTGGGCGCGTCGACGTAGACGCAGGGCGGGTTGATGTTGCGTGGGTCGCTTGAGACGACGACGGGCAGCCCGCTGATCGTGCCGAGTTTGGTGACGAGGGCGTCAAATCCGTCGTTGAAGATGTCGGCCATTAGGCCACCGCGGGGCGGTTGATGCCTAGAAGGCGCATGATGTCGCCGAAGCTGCCGCCGACGGGTGCGCCGGTGGCGAGCGGGTCGAAGCTGGCGTATTGGTCAATGCTGCCGCGTTGGCGGTACAGATAGCCGCCGTACATGACGGTTCCCAGCTTGACGTCAAGGCTGGGAACGGTGGTGAGGCTGTCTTGGTAGCCGGCTTCAAGGCGGCGGCGCCACGCAAATTGATTGCCTGCACCGACGGCCATGGTCAGTAGATCGGCGTCGGCTGTGGCTGGTGTGACGGTGAAGCCAAGCCAGTCCTCGACGTCGCCGCTGCTAATCCATGTGCATGTTGGTGTGTATGTGATGGTGCCTGTGGCGGGTTGGCGTTCGGCGTCTGCCGCGGTTAGCGCAAATGCGATTTGGTTGGGGATGATGACGGCGGTGTCGTAATGGTAGTCACCGTATTCGTCAACGCCGACAAACAGATACTCAGGGCAGGCTGTGACGGTGTAGGTGCCGTTGAAGCCTGTGAGGCCGCTAATTGTGATGCTTTGGCCGGGTTGTATGGGCGTGTCCGTGAGGGTCTGTACGACCCCCACGTTGTCCACGACTTGCTTGTTAGTGATGGTGTAGGTCGCCATGTGGCGGCCTCCCGTTTAGGCGTAGGTGAAGCGGCGGAACTTGGTGCCGTCGATCATCAACGTCGCGAAGTATCCGCGAAAGCTAATTTGGCGTCCGAGGACTTCGGGCTTGTCAATGGCGATAAGGCCGCGCTGGTTTTCGTAGATCTCGAAACCGGCGAAGCGGCCTGCTGCGCATCCGACGATGGCAGTTTTGGCCGTGAAGTTTTTGTCGACGACCATCGTTAGTCCGAGCGGGTTGCCGTTCCACGTTGCCGCGTTCTGGATGCCGGCGGCGTTGAACGGTCCGACCGTCGGGAAAAGCGGACGGTTCTGTCCGTCGACCAGTGAGCCAATTTTGGCCCACATTTCGGGGTCAACGAACATGTGCGTCGGGAGGACGTTTGTGTTGGCTGCGATGAGCTGCGCGGCTGCGTAGATCTCTGCGAGAATCGTTGCCGCGGTGCCGGCCCATGTGCCTTGATCGGTTGAGTTGCTGCGCAGCTCATCGGCTGCGTAGTTGTCGGTGGCGTCGGCGTACTGACCGGCCAAGTCCTGAAGGATGATGTTGACGCTGTTGGGGTCCGTCCAGTCGACATCCTGTTCCGAGACGAGAACGGTGCCGCCGAACGTAAGTCGCGTGACGTTGTTGCTTGAGATAACCATGGTGGTCGAGCTCAAGCCCGTCAGTTCCGTCGTCTGCTGTGCGACGCTGGTGTGCGTCGTGATTTCGGGACGGTTGAACACCTTGCCTGAGCCGAGAGGCATTGCACGTGCACCGATGGCAGTGACCACGGGGCGCAGGTAGTTGATGTTGTCGTACACCGGGCCGACGACGGGAACCGGCAACAGACCGGGCGTGTCGGTGGTGGCGATGTCACCAGCTGCCGCAGCCACCGGGTTGTGGTACGCCTGATGATCGGCGATGAGCTTGTTGATGTTTGCGAATGCGGTGCCGCCCTGCACGTAGGCGCTAATCCATTCGGCGGCTGACGGGAGACGCGACGGAACCTTGCGGGCTTCGGCCCAGATGGGCGCGGTGGGAGCCGGTGCGGGCTGCTCTGCCGGCGTGTTGGTGGTTGCTTCCATGGTGGTCGACTCCTTTGTGTCGTTGGTGTGGATGCTAGTCGCTGCGATCTGTGTAATGCGAGCATCGGCGAAGGCGGGTTCGCCGACGATGGAAAGCTCACGCCATTTGGCGGCTTTGACGACGAGGGTGCCAGTCTTGTCGTAGGTGGCTTTGATGGGGTCGATGCCGATGCTCACCGCGTCAAGTGCGCCGTCTTTGATGAGCTCGATGACGTCGTCGCCGTCGCGGGTTTTGGAGATTCGGGCGGTGAAGTACATGCCGTCCTCTTCGTCTTTGCGGGCGGTGACGAGGCCGACGACTTCGCTGCCGTCGTGGTACTTGAGCAGCTTGGGTGCTGGTCCATCGATGGGGAGGGCGCCGCGCATGATCTTGACGCGGGTGCCGTCCGAGACGGTGGCTTCGACGTCGTATGGGACTGCGAGGCCGCTGATCTCGCGGCGGGCTTTGCCTTCCTCGGCCTCAAGCAGCTTGATTCCGGGTGCGGCCATCCGCAGGGTGCTGATCGGGGCGCTCATTTCGACCTCTTCAAGCATGCCGCCTGGTTCGATGCCTTCGTCGAGGCTTATCGCGACCATTTGGTCAATGGCGTCTTGCTGAGTCAGGTGGCAGCCGATGAGCTCGCCGTTTTCTTTGACGACGCCGTAGCCGGCGCAGCCTTCGGCGTCTTCAGTGACGTAGTAGGGCATGTCATTCCTCCGATGGTGTGAGTGAGCTGCCTGAGCCAGCCGGTGCAGCAGTGTCCGGCTGGCCCGCCAGCCCGTTTTCTTCGAGGTACGACGTAACGTCGAGCTCGATGTAACGGCCTCTGGGGGTAATGCTGTTCATCGAGAGGGTTTGCTCGAT